CGAGTGATTTCCACGTTGCTTTTACTTGTTAATGAGACAACAGTTGGGAATGATTTATGTGGTGCGAAATTTTCTAGAGTAAGGACGTTGAAGAAGTTCCTTGATGGTGAGTCTGGTGCAGATCCAAACGCACGTTTTCCTACAGAAATCTGGTATATAGATAGAAAAGCTTCTGAAAACAGGAGTGTTGTTGTATTTGAATTAGCTAGTGAGTTTGATCTCCCAAACATGGCTGTTCCTAAGAGGCAGTTGGTTGGAAATATTTGTCAGTGGGTTTATAAGGGTAATGATTGTCAACATTCTCCTGGCAGTGGGCCTTATTACAAGGCGGATGATGTGGCAACTTCTAATGCTAGTGAGGATGTTTGTGGGAAGAGGCTTTCTTCTTGTAAGGTGAGATTTGGTGATGACGCGGAATTACCTTTTGGATCTTTCCCCACAGCAGGTCATAGCAGATGATATTATCTGATCTTGTTAAAGACAAGGCTCTGCAACATGCTAAGGAGGAAGATCCGAGAGAAAGCGTTGGATTGGTTCATATTATAAAAGGTCGAGAATATTACTATCGTTGTAAGAATATTGCTCCAGATGGTGACAATTATTTCATTTTAGATCCTGATGATTATGCCGTAGCAGAGGACAAAGGAGAAATAACAGCCATTATTCATAGTCATCCTGCAACAGCTCCCTCACCTAGTCCTGCTGATTTAGTTGCATGTGAGAAGTCTGGATTGCCTTGGCATGTTGTTAATCCACATACAGAAACTTGGGGATATTGTGAGCCGTCAGGTTATGAGCTTCCTTATGTTGGAAGACCTTTCTTTTATGGAGTTATTGATTGTTATAGCTTGATTCGAGATTTTTATAAAAGAGAGTTCAATATTGAATTAACTGATTACAACCGTAAAGATCGTTGGTGGGAGCGAGGTGAAAGCATGTATCTAGATCATTTTAAAGATGAGGGGTTTAGAGAAATACCTTTAGAAGAGATTGAGTATGGTTCTGTTATCTTGATGCACTTAGAGGCTGATGTTCCTAATCATGGGGGTATTTATTTTAACGACAATATGATTTTGCATCATGTTCAAGATAGACTGAGTTCACGCGATCTTTATGGTGGCTATTACCAAAAGAATACCGCTAAGGTTTTAAAACATGAAAGTCGTTAAAGTTTACGGAGCCTTAAAGAAACGATTAGGTCAAAGTCGTTTTGAATTTGATGTGGCTACACCTGCCGAGGCTATACGAGCTTTATGTGCGAATTTCCCTGGGTTGCAAAAGTGGATTATTGATAGTGAGCAGGATGGGATTGGTTATAAGGTGAAAGTAGGTAAGGAGTTGATTGCAGAGGAGAATATAGAGGAGTTGTATTATCCTTGGAGTGAGAAGGAAGTTTTTAGTATAACTCCTGTGTTAACGGGTGCTGGGAGAGGTTTTGGAAAGATTTTGGTAGGTGCTTTGCTAATTGGTGCGGCTATTTTGTTACCTGGAGCAGCCCCAGCATTAGGGTGGGGTGGTTTTTCCGCAGGGGGAGCAGGTGCAATGGCTGGTTTTGCTGCGACTCTGGGTAACGTTGGACTTTTAGTGACTCTTTCTGGCGTGGCGGAGATGTTGTCTCCATCGCCTCCGTCCCCTGATATGTCGCAAGCAAACGCATTAGAAAACTATAGCTTTAGTGGCATTACTAATGTGTCCCAAGTTGGAACGCCAGTCCCTATTGCTTACGGAAGGCTTTTTGTCGGAAGTTCAGTTATATCAAGCGGTCTTGATGTTGATCAGATAATGTGATGCAACACATTCGAGGTGCTGGTGGAAAAGGGGGGAACAATCATGTCCCTACTGAAGCTGATGATTCGCTCCAATCAGTCCAATATGCAACGGTTTTAGATCTTCTCTCTGAAGGTGAAATTCAAGGACTGGATGATGGATATAAATCAATTTATCTTGATGGGACACCTGTCCAGTCTTCGACTGGCGATGATAATTTTTCAGGTTATATAATCAGAACCCGCAATGGTACTTTAGATCAGCTTCACATTCCTGATCTAGAAGGCACCGAAACTGAGGTACAAGTTACGACTCAGGTAACGAATAGCAATCCAATAACCAGACAAATTGCCTCTACGCATAGTGAAACTGATCGGCTCCGAGTAACAATACAGATTCCTATCTTGAGGAAGATTGAATCTGATGGTGATATTGTTGGGAATGAGGTCAAGATTAATATTGAGCATAAGGCTAATGGTGCAGGGACTTGGACTTCTATTTTTCCACGTAAAACAAGTGCGAATGATTTAGCAATAAATAATGGTTATTGGGATCAGATAAAAGGTAAATGTAGTACTGCCTATCTACGTGATTATGTTTTCCCAATGCCTACTTCTTATCCTGTAGACATAAGGGTTACTAGAGTTAGCAGTGATGATGAGTCTGGGAGGAATTCTAGTGAAACAATATGGTCAAGCTATACACGTATTCTTGATGAAAAACTTCGCTATAGACATAGTGCTTTAGCTTATTTACGTTTTGATTCTCGACAGTTCGGGAGTATTCCTAGACGTAAGTACCTGATTCGGGGGATCAAGGTCAGGATTCCTAATACGGCTTCTGTTGATACAACTACGTATTTAGGGAGGTTGACTTATAGTGGCATTTGGACTGGGACATTAGGTGCAGCAACTTGGTGCAGCGATCCTGCGTGGTGCTTATATGATTTGTTGACTTCGGAAAGATATGGGGTAGGTGTTCCTGAGAGTGCTCTTGATAAGTGGGAATTTTACAAGATTTCGCAATATTGTAATACGTTAGTTAGTGATGGGAAAGGAGGCCAGGAACCAAGATTCTCATGTAATTTATTGATTAATCAGAGGAAAGACGTTTATAGCGTAATTAAGGAAATGACCTCGTTGTTTAGAGGTATGAGTTATTACGGTGCTGGCTCTCTAGCTGTTTTACAAGATAGTCCCACTGATCCTAGTTATTTATTAGGACCATCGAATGTTATTAATGGTGAGTTTGAATATACAGGAACATCAGAGAAAGTTAGACATACTGCTGCATCTGTCGCTTACCAGAGTTATGATGCTTTAGGCGAGGTGAAGTTTGAATATGTTGAGGATGTTCAGGCTATAGCGAAATATGGAGTAGTAAGTAAAAGTTTAAGGGCTTTAGGGTGTTATTCAAAAGCGCAGGCTCATCGGATGGGATTATGGGCTTTGAAGTCAGAGCAGATATTAACTGAGACTTGTACCTTCGGGGTTGGTCTTGATAGTGGAGTTGTTTTGCGTCCTGGGATGGTGATTGATATTGCTGATCCGTTGAAGAATACTGGAATTAGAAGGTCAGGACGGATTTCATCAGGTTCTACGACTACTGCAATTAAGATTGACAGTGCTACTGACTTCTCTGTTTCTATTACAGAGAATCCGAAGCTTTTGGTAGTTTTATCTACAGGATTGAGCGAAGAGAGGAATATTCAGTCTTGGAATTTAGCTTCTAATCCTCCAGTTATTAATGTCTCCTCTGCTTTCAGTGAGGCTCCTCAACAAAATGCCAAATATTTAATTCAAACTGATGACAATACGTCATTGAGATATAGGGTCGTTAATGTTGAAGAGAAAGAAGATGGTGCTTTTGCTGTAACAGCCTTGAAATACAACGAATCCCTCTATTCGTCTGTTGACACATTGGGAGGGAGTGAGCTTGAGTTTAGAGGTGTCGAAGATATCAGTATTGCTCCAGATCCAGTAACATCTATTTTCACTCAAGAATTTCTATATTCGGATGGTCAAGGTGTCTTCGTTGGTTGCGATGTAAGTTGGCAGCATGGTGGGCAGGCGATTTTTGATGGAAGCAATACTAGGGTGGGGACTACAGTCTCAAACGCAACAAGCTTCAAGGTTACATTTAGAGTTGATGACGATAATTGGGCGACAGTTGATACGACTTCTCCTTCTATAAGCTTGAGACAGGGTGGTAATTTTGGTGCTTTAAGGGCTGGAAAATTACAGCTCCTTATTCAAGCTTTTAACTACCTGAATAAAGGTAGTGCTGTAGCCTCTCACTCCGTACAGTTAGCAGGCAAGACAGCAGCTCCTGGGAATGTAGAGGATTTCACGATGATTCCTACTAATGGGCTTGCTCGTCTCCAATGGACTCAATCGAGTGATCTGGATGTGACTGTTGGTGGCTTGGTAAGAATTAGACATTCATCTGCGTTGACTGGAGTCACATGGGCCAACTCATCTTCTATACATGACGATGTAACTGGTACAGCGAAGGAGGCTTATTGTGACCTTAAATCTGGAACATATTTAATTAAATTTATTGACTCTGGTGGCAGGGCAAGCACGAAGGCTGCAATGGTTGAGTTTACGAAGCCTAAGATTGCAGAAACTTTCAATATTTCGAGTCTTAATAGAACAGAACAGACATCTTTTGGAGGCACAAAGATTAATTGTGTCGTAGAAAGTGGTGAATTATTAAGTGATTACGATAGGGCTTTTGCGCCTGCCTCAAATCATACTTATACAAGTTTATATGTTGTTGACCATATTGATGATTATGTGATTGTAACTGCTTTGGGTTCAAATATAGGTCACTCTTATGCTGCTGGTCACTTTATAAGTATCACAACTACTTCTGGGACTTTTCCACCTGGGGTATATGAAATTAAGGGTTTTGCAAATGTTGGAGGTTGTTCTGATGCAATCCTTATTGAGCATATCCCTGCTTTCACAAACGGGGCAGTTAATATTAAGCCAGGTTTATGGAGCAGGAAATCGACGTATTTATTTTCTACTGGTGTAGATCTGGGCGATATATTTAACATGAGTCTTGAGAGTACTTTGGAAACTAGAGGTTTCTTCCCCTCGAATCCGTTAATAGATAGTTGGAGTTTATTAGATTCTGTGCTTGATTTTGATGGAAATTCCCCTTCGGACTGTGATGCGAAACTTTCTATAAGAACTTCGCAGATTGCAAGCCCTTATCCTGCTACTTGGGCTGCTAATACTTCTTATAGTAATGGGGCTAAGGTTAGAGCTGTCGGGCAGAAGGAGAGTTATATATTTGAATGTATTACTAGTGGCTCTTCTGCGGGATCAGAACCAGATTGGGTCGAGCCTTTGTATTGGACTGCTGGGAAGGATATCGCCTTAGGGATCC